TTATGCTCGATATATTACAGTGTTTTCACACATAACACATATCAATCCCTTTTTCCAAAAATCAATATATTCTGATAATTGTTCATCTGTGAAATAATGTGTCAAGCGTTGTCCGTTGCTATGAACACATGTGTATTGATGCGTTGTGTGTTCTCTTTCTTTACTCGGCTTTTCATTCAAGTATTTTTCCCACCCTTGCAAGCCGTTGTTTTTTGCTTTTCTTCTAATTTCCTTAATTTGACTGTATACATTATCAAATCGTATTCCTAAATACGTTGCGATTGCTTTGTATCCTTTACCTTGTAATCTTAATTGTAATATTTTCGCTTGACGTACTGTCAAATTTAACTTTTCAATCTTTTCTTCGATATCTTCGACATCTTGTGCGCTTGCACTATAAAGCGTTTCTTTTCCATTGAAATCACAAGCATATCCACCTAAATCGGCATATTTAGGCAATCGCTTATAGATTTTAGTTTCTGTATCGCTTTGTTCATCTTTGGCATACTCTTCCAAATAACTATATCCGTTTCGTGCGTCTGTACTCATAGCACGGCTATTGTTTATTTGTTCTCTAACATAGCGAAACGCTTGTTGTATTGGTGTGATTGTTATATCTTCCCACCCTTTGACGCTATCTTCCAATTTTATGTATACTTTGCGTTTTAATTGTCTAACATTGTATGGTGTTTCAAGCCAATTTTCAACTTGCAATCCGTTTTCGCGTTCTTGCTGTTTTTCAATCTCACATTGTAACGCTATCCACGCATCATGAACCAAATCCAATCCGTCGCCTAGTCTTTTTTGTATCAATTTGTCGAACGCTTGGTGCATTGATTTGTCGTGAATAATCTGTATAACATCTCCGTCAACATTATATCCAAGTGAATAATTTGTTGTAGTAATGTTTTCTAATGCTTGTAGGTGTTTTGTGTCCTTTGTAATTTCATTTTTTACACTTCGTAATTGATTGTTTTGCGATACGTCAATACACTTGTTTAAAACAGAGTATGCAATTATCTTAGATAATTCTAACATTTTTTCGCTTTGTAGTCCCTTGTTTGCAATTTCTTGTTCAACTTCACGCAATAGCATTGCAAACCTATCCTTGTTTTCATTGTTACCTTTGTTTAATGTGTTTTGTTTTGTCATAGTTTATGACCTCTCTTTCTTTGTTTTTATTGCTTGTTCTACTATTGATAGAACAATGCGTTGATTGTGTTTTCGAGATAATAATATCAAGTTATAATAATACTGTCAATATATTTTTTATATCTCATATGTATATCACAAAGGGTGGTAGAAAAATAATGCTTTTCTATGTTCTTTTTTCGCACTATGTAACATAGGGGGCGTGGTTATGGTAATTTACAAGCCGAGTATTTCCAAGTCTGTGGCAGTGACTTCATCTCCCACATACGAATCCAAAACTCAAAAACGCAGTAAATTCAACACTTCGTTTGCGTTGGTTATTGGATTTATAATGATTTATTTTGAATGAAATGTTTTCAATCCAGTATTATAAAGACGATAACCAACGTCGCCTTCAAACCCAAAAATAATTTTAAAATTTTTAAAACTTTTTTCAAAAATGGGGTTGACAGCCTGCTGAACCCATGTTATAATGAAGATAATTAAATAATCTGCTTGCAAGGTTGAAAGCGGATTTTTCTTTTTGGATTATCGTGATAATTAAATAATTTGCTTTTGTATAGGTTGCATTATATGTAAAGCTTAATCATGTATCTTTGTATTTAAAGAAAGAGAATTGTCTTCTTCTTATAGTTTTTAAGACAATGCCTGAGATACATTGATTTTCAATGGTCGAATGAAAATTCTAGGATTTTTAAGTAGTAAAATTCATTTTAGCACCTAAAAAAGTAGTGATTTTAATACCTCGTAATCCGGTAATAATAGCGTCTTAAAATTAAATAACAGCGGAAAATGATTATAACAATTTATTATTGGAGGTGAATATCTAAATGGCAAAATCATGCAAGAACTGTGTACACTATAGTATCTGCGGAACACATAAATTCTGTAGCAACTACTATCCTGTATACGATATCATTGATGAAAAAACACTGGACGAAATTATTGAATCCAACAGAAAACAATTCCACAAAGATTGGAATGAATACATAGAAAAGTTTAATGATTAATTTTTTTATTGTATCGTGATAATTAAATAATTTACACAGAATGGGGTGACTTTTATAAGTAAACAATTAGTATGTCAAAAATTTATATACAAAATTAATAGTAGTCGACTTAGAAAAGAACAATGGAAAATGACATTACCTATTGATGTGGCACGCAGAAATGATGAGGTTATATCATTAGCCGATAGTCAAATGTTACGTTGGATTGATTCTTTAAATATGGTAACGGATGCTGACCTAGAAGCAAAGACAATTAAGGAAGAAATAAGAAGAATCAAATCAGAACCTAACAACATCAAAAACAGACGACTGATTAAACAATTATATTCTCGATTGGATGAATTACAGTATAAACCAGATTACGTATGTTTGATAATTGATAAAGAAAAAGATTACTACAGAGCGTGTCGTGGTTTCTCAATTAACGGAATTAAATATAAAAGATTACTTGGAACAAACGGTGGAATCAAAAATAGCACAATAGTATTTGTATCCGAACATTTGGCAGATGAATTACATAAAAGAATTGATAATGGGCGTGATAAAACAAAAGAGGTGGTTACAGCTAAACTAGAGGCTTACCAGGCACTTACATGTAGTGCTTCTACTCCTGTTTCTTTTCCAAATGGTATTCTAGTGGTAAATGATTGTGAAACAGAATTTTTATCTGACATTATACATTTAACCGACGAGTGTGACGGAGAACCGGTAATGGAAGAACGTATGGAGCAAAAAATAAATATGGATGCATCTGATGGATACGGATTAATGCTACCATCTCTCGCTACCCGCTGGAGCAAAGAACTTGATTTGGATTATGTAATGAGCGGAGCCAACACAAGATTTTCATTCGAGAAGGGTATGGTTTTTACATTTGACTTTATTGACTTTGCCGAAAAGATTGCTGGTGGTAATTATATTGTCAAAGACGCATGGGGTAATGATGTAGATATTCGAACTGTCGAATTGGTTCTTACTACTTCTATGGTAAAACTCTGGGATAGTTACAAAAGTTGCGACGATTATATTAACAATTCATTATCTAATGAATATACGTTTGGAATTGCAAAGACATGTCCAAAAGAACTTGAAAATGAACGTTCACTAAATTATCAGTTTATTCAAAGTTACGACTTGGATGATGATGATATTGAAGAACTAATTGCTCCTACAATGAATGAAATCAAAGATGTTTTGAGCGGTGATTGGAGAAAAACAGTTTTATTCCTAAAAGGTTTTGGATTAAATGATACAAATGTTGAGTTATTAAATGATGACTATATTAAAGCTATTATGATTGACCAAAAAATATTAAACGATTCATTTGTCCAGAACAATATATATCAGCTTATAAAAAACAGAATTAACGAGGCTAAGGTGGGGGTACTTAAAGTTCACGGTAATTACTCTATTGTATCAGGAGACCCATACGCATTATGTCAGAGTATCTTTGGATTAGAGGTAACAGGATTACTTGGAGCCGGAGAAATATATAACAAATATTGGGTGGATAAAAAAGCAGATAAATTAGCCTGCTTCCGAGCTCCGATGACATGCCATAACAATATACGTTTGGTTCGTCCTGTAAATAGCGATGAAATTTCTTATTGGTATCAGTATATGAAAACTTGTACTATTTTCAACGCGTGGGATACAGCTTCTGCCGCATTAAATGGTATGGATTTTGATGGAGACCTTGTAATGCTTACAGACAATAATGTTCTGGTACGAAAATTGGAAGAACTTCCGGCATTAATGTGCGCCCAGAGAAAAGCTTCGAAAACGATTCCAACAGAGGAAGACTTTATTCGTTCAAATATTGAAAGTTTCGGTAATGATATTGGACAGACAACAAATTGGATTACATCTATGTTTGAAGTCCGCTCTCATTTTCCAAAAGGAAGTAATGAGTACGAAATTTTATCATACAGAATTAGATGCGGTCAGTTATATCAGCAGAACGCTATTGATAAGGCAAAGGGAATTATTTGTAAACCAATGCCACGCTCATGGCATGATAGACACGCTGCAAACAAAATTCAAGATGAAACTCAAAGAGACTTATATAGAAATCTTGTCGCAGACAAGAAGCCTTACTTTATGAGATATATCTACCCGGCATTAATGAAACAGTACAATACATATATAAAAAACACTAACCGTAATGCCCTTAGAGAGTTCCAAATGACCGTATCTGAACTGCAAATGATTCCAGAGTCAGAATTGACAGACAGACAGCGTGATTTCTTATACTACTATAATTATCGATTACCCGTTGGAATTGGCGATTGTGTAATGAATAAAATCTGTAGACGTTTTGAACGGGAGTTTGATGGTTATATCGGTAAGCATAACGCAAAAACATATTTTGATTATACCATTATGAAGAGCGATGCCGACTATACTACTACACAATATACGGCAATCAAGAAATTATATGAAGACTTTAATAAACGTTTACAGAGTTATGCTATCTTTGCTGATTATGAGCGTGTAGACAAGGGAGATACATTTAATACTCTTTCTATTATGAATGACGAATTTAAAAAAGAATGTTCTCTGGTATGCCCAAATAGCGAATCGCTCTGCAACATTATCCTTGACCTGTGCTACACCAAAAATTCAACTAAGCGTTTTGTTTGGAACATGTGCGGTCAAGATATTATACATAATTTATTAAATAAGAATAATAACACGATATCTTTCCCTACGATAGATTTCAATGGTGATATTAGATATTGTGGTGAAAATTTTTCAATAAAGCAAAAACAGATTGGAGTGAATTAATGAGTATTGTATTAAAAGAAAATGAATGGGCTGAAAAAATGATTCAGTCAAGAACACTTGGAAAAAAGCCTTCTGAAACACTATGCCGTGTTGCGCGTTATTACATAGATTGTGGTTATACCAAAAAGGAAACGAGACGTAAACTCGACTCGTTTCTTATCCAATGCGAGCCAACTGCGTCGCTACCAAAATGGTCTGATATATTGGATTATGTAGTGAATAGGGCTTGTAAATATGAAGCAGTTGATATTGATTCGATTAATATTACAGCACCAGAAATGGATAAAATAAATTCTCTAAAAGGAAAACAGATTAAACGACTAGCATTTACACTTCTCTGTCTTGCAAAATATTGGAATTTAGTTACACCAAATTGTGATTATTGGGTAAATAATAAAGATAGTGAAATCATGTCAATGGCAAACATCAATACTTCTATGAAACGTCAGGGATTGATGTATTGGGAATTACGAGAGGCTGGTCTTATACAATTCTCGCGCAAGGTAGACAATACTAATGTTAGAGTTTGTTTTGTCGAAGAGGGAGAAACTATTTTGCAAATATCTGACTTCCGTAATTTAGGTTATCAATACTTAAAATATTGTGGAGAGCCATACATAGAATGTCAACATTGTGGAATTACAACCAAAATTAATGACCCGGAAAAGGGGCGCAAACAAAAATATTGTAAAACGTGTGCTGCTGAAATTGCGTTACAACAACGTATAAATTCTGTTATGCGACATCGAGCTGCCTTTGCGTAAATCATTTCCTGAGTAGTTGAAATTTGCTTATACCCCAGAATCATTGATTTTCAATGGTTCTTGGGGAAAATGATGAAATGCATATAATGAAGGGAAATATATACGATTTCCTCATTTTGAGCAAAAGGAAAGTTGGTGTTTATATTGAATATAGAAAAGCAAATTAATGAGTCTGAATTAGATTATCATAAAAGAATTATCTACGGAAAATTAGTAGATAAGACGCTAGCAGATATGGATTATTCTGAATTATCAGAATTAGTTTATGGAAAACCATATTCTAGTGATGTGGCTCGTCGTATGATGTATGGCAGTTGCAGAACGCTCGATTTAGTTAATAAAGACAAACTTGATAATGTAGAACATAATAATATCTTAAACGAACTTGATTCAAAAATATTGGAGCTAAAAAAAGAAAGACAAAAATTTTTCGACCAAAGGCGAGAATATCATAAGGTTGTGTCGAAGGAGGCTCGTGAAGAACATTTATGCGAGATGTTAATAGCCGCCGCCTCATCACTTTCTGAAACTGTTGGACAAGTATATTCTCCTTATGTTGTTGGCGAATCATCTTGCTCAGAGGCGATTCTCGTTTTCTCTGATTGGCATTTTGGATTAAAGACATATAACGTTTTTAACGAGTATAATACAGAAATTTGCAAAGAACGTGTAAGAAAAGTTGTAAACGCAACAATTGAACGCCTGATGTTACATTCATGCAGTAAATTACATGTAGTTGTACTTGGAGATTTGTGTCATGGTGCAATCCATAATAGCGCTCGTGTTGCTTCGGAGGAATATGTGTGTGACCAATTAATGCAGGCGTCAGAGATACTAGCTCAATCAATAGAACAATTAAGCGAATTTGTTCCTGAAACAATCGTGTATACAACATATGGTAACCACGCAAGAACTGTTCAAAACAAAAACGATAGCATACATCGTGATAATATGGAACGTCTAGTTCCTTGGTGGCTATCCCAAAGACTCGCAAAACATAAAAATATTATTATTGCTCCAGACGAAGGTAATGAATTTATTTTTGTAAATAGTTGCGGTCATGAATTTTGTGCGAGTCATGGCGATAACGACTCAGTAAGAAATTCTCCAAGACTACTCTCTGTATTATTCCAAAAGAAATATGGTAAAGATATTGAATATGTATTACTTGGAGATAAACATCATAGAGAAAGTTTTGATGAGTTAGGAGTATCTGCTATGTTATGCGGCTCTTTATGTGGAACAGATGATTATGCAAACAATAAACGTCTGTACTCTACTCCGTCGCAATTACTGCTTATCGTCAAACCAGAATGTGGCGTAGATGCTGAATATAGATTAGCATGTTAAAAATTACATACACAAAATTATAGCCAGAGGTTTAGTCTCTGGCTTTTATTATTGGAAGTTATACCGTAAGTGGAAGCGGGTCTGACTGTAAATCAGATGCTATATAGCTCGGGTGGTTCGACTCCATCACTTCCAATTCAAATTAATTATTAAGGAGGTGACTTGCGCATGGGACGTAAGACAAAAATGAACTCTATCACTAGCCCTGAGTTACTAGCGCAGGTTAATCCGCAAAACATACAACTTTTAGAAGATTTTAAAGATTACTTACGCTCGGTACAAAGAAGCGAAGCAACAATCAATGGTTATGAAAGCGATATTCAAATAGCATGGGTGTGGAGTTTGAAATATAACAATAACGCATTTTATTGCGATTGGACAAAAAGACAAATTATCAAATATCAGAATTGGCTTATTAACGAAAATGAAAATAGCCCTGCTAGAATTAAAAGATTAAAAGCCGCGCTATCTAGTCTTGGCAATTTTGTCGAAAGTGTACTTGATGATGAATTTCCTAATTTTAGAAATATTATCAATAAAGTAGAAAGTCCAGTTAATCAACCAGTGCGAGAAAAGACTGTGTTTACGGATGAACAAATCACGAAGTTATTAGACACGCTTACTGACAGTGGACAATACCATAAGGCGTGCGCTGTAGCTCTGGCACTATATTCTGGAAGGCGTAAGGCTGAATTATTAAGATTTAAAGTTGATGATTTCACACAAGATAGGCTTGTGTGTGGCGGTGCTTTATATAAAAGCTCTCCAATTAAAACAAAAGGTAGGGGTACAAATGGAAAGCAATTAGAGTGCTTTTGTTTAGCCAAGAAATTTGACCCATATCTACAACGATGGATGGAATTTAGAAAACTAAATGGAATCGAAAGCGAATGGCTATTCCCGGATAAATCAAATCCATCAGAACATATGCCTATATCCACTCTAAATAGTTGGGCTTCAACATTCAGTACAATTCTTGGCGTGGATTTTTATTGGCACGCAATGCGGCATATGACAGTAACGACTTTCAAAAGGGCTGGTATACCAGATACTGTTATCCAACAATACATTGGTTGGTCTGACATATCAATGGTTCCAGTCTATGTAGATATGAAAGCTGATGAGCAATTAGGTATGTACTTTAACGAAAATGGTATGGTTACTCCAGAACAAAAGAGTCTAGCCGACATTTAATAGATACAGAGATAAAGGAGTTAAATATGAATAAAAAGGAATTAATTAGGCGCGTTGCTGGTACAATGCGTGAAAAAGATATCAGAAAACTTGTATCAACAAAAAAACAAGTATTTCATATATCAGATGATGAAGGTAATTCTAAAGATTTTACAATAAAAAAGTCTAACAAAGGTGTTCTTTTCACTGTTGATGATATAGAAATTGTCATTGAAAACATTATTTCCGTAATCGAAGAGGCTATTAAACATGGTGAGCCAATATCGATACACGGCTTTGGAACTCTTGGATTACACTACCGAAAGGCAAGGTCAACCAAACACCCAGATACTGGCGAGCCGATTACTGTCCCGGCAAGATATATTCCAAAATTTGATTACGGAAAAGACTTACGTATGTGCGCAAAAATTTATGAATTATCGTTAGAGAATATCCAATCTGAAGACACCACAATACCAGAATCTAATATCGAGGATGGTGATTAATATGGCAATAGAGATTGGTTCTGAGAAAATCATTTGTCCCAAATGTGGGACTGCGTATAGTCGAAGAAAGGGCTATTTCGCCGTAAGTTATGCAGAACTACATAAAGGAATTGGATATGTTCCATTCTGCAAAGATTGTGTGGATAAGATGTATAGTTCTTATTTGTCACAATGTAATGATACTAAATCTGCTGTTCGGCAAATATGCAGAAAATTGGATTTATATTGGAATGAAAAAATATACGAAAGTGTAATTAATAAGAGTTCAACCCATACTATTATGACCCAATATATTTCAAAATTAAATAGTGTATCGTGCGCTGGAAAGAGTTACGATAATACACTATTAGAAGAAGGTACTATTTGGAATTTCACTAATGTTTCAAATATTTCAGATGAACAATTAGAAGATGTCGTCGACACTCAGGTATCATATGACGTTTCTGATGAAGTTATTGCATTTTGGGGTTCTGGATATACTCCAGAAATGTATAAAGACCTCGAGCAAAGACGGATGTATTGGATGTCAAAATTCCCAGAAGGAACAGAATTAGATATCGGTACGGAGGCATTAATACGACAGATTTGTAACTTGGAAATAGATATTAACAGGGATAGAGTTGCTGGTAAATCTATTGACAAAAGCGTTAATGCATTAAACAACTTACTAGGTAGTGCAAGTTTAAAACCAACCCAAAGGAAAGAGGATGTTGATTCTTCCATTCTTAACTCTCCAATGGGTGTTTGGCTATATAGATATGAAAATGTGAAACCGCTTCCAGATATTGACGAAGACCTTAAAGATGTAAATAAACTCAAAAAATATATATTTACATGGATGGGACATTTATGCAAAATGCTTGGAAAGAAAAATGGATACACACGTTTATACGAAGCAGAAATAGACAGGCTTCGTGTCGAAAGACCTGAATATGATGGTGAAGACGACGAAACTCTGATGGTAGATGCATATTCAGAAAGCACCATTGAAGACTCGGAGATACTATATGAATAGATATCAGAAGATTCTGGAGGGTGCTGCATATTGGGGTGCATACTATAGGCATAATCCAGATAAATTTGCAGCGGATTACTTACATCTTGAATTAAGGAAATTTCAAAAATTTCTTCTTGTTATGATGTTTTGGAGTACGACATTTGTTTTAATAGCATGTCGTGGTCTTGGTAAGACGTTTTTGAGCGCAATATATTGCGTTATTCGATGTATTTTATATCCTGGTACAAAAATTTGTATTGCATCTGGAACTAGAGGACAAGCGATAAATGTCCTCGAAAAAATTATATTGGAATTAAAACCTATATCACCTGAGTTGTGTGCAGAAATTAATGATAAAGAAACTAAAATTAACGGAACAAACGCACAAATTGTATTCCATAATACAAGCGTTATCAAGGTTGTAACAGCGGCTGACTCAAGCCGTGGTAATCGTTGTAATGTATTGTTATTGGACGAATACCGTCTAATCTCAAAAGATACGATTGATACAATTCTGAAGAAATTCTTGACTCAGAGAAGAATGCCTCGCTACTCTTCTCTTACTCCAGAGGAAAGAAAACGAGAATATGCGAAAGAAAAGAACCTAACAATATATCTTACAAGTGCGTTCTTTAAAGACCATTGGTCTTATACTAAATGCGAAGATACATTCAATGCTATGATTCTTGATGAAAAAAGACAATTTGTTTGTGGTTTTCCATATCAATTATCAATCGAAGAAGGGTTATTAGACCCAGAATCTGTAGCAGATGAAATGGCTGAAAGTGACTTTAGCGAAATTAAATGGAGCATGGAAATGGATGCATTATGGTATGGCTCAGAAGAAGATGCTTTCTTTGATTTTAGTTCTGTATCAAAAAATAGAAGAATCAAACATCCAATGCTGCCTGATAGGTTAGCAAATAAGGTTAATTATGATAAACATATAAAAATACAACCAAAGCAAAACGGAGAGGTAAGAATACTATCTGCGGATATTGCTTTGATGTCAAGTGCAAAACACAAAAATGATGCCACTGCTATTTTTATTAATCAATTAATGCCTACAAAGGCTGGTAGATATTCTAGCAATATTGTGTATGCAGATTCGTGTGAGGGATTACGTACAGACGACCAAGCATTAATAATTAGAAAGTTATATGATGAATATCAGTGTGATTATATTGTACTTGACTGTGCTGGAGTTGGTTTAGGAGTATACGACTGTCTAGCACGAGAAATCATAGACCAAGAGACTGGAGAAATTTACCCAGCTCTCTCATGCTGCAATAATGCAGAAATGGCATCAAGGTGTACTGTTATTGGTGCCGAAAAAGTAATATGGGCGATTAAAGCAACTGCGCAGTTCAATTCGGACTGTGCTATTTTATTGCGCGAAGCTTTTAGAAGCGGTCGTCTCCGATTACTTGTAACAGAATATGATGCAACAGAATGTTTAAAAGAAATTCGTGGATATAATTCACTATCTCCTGCTGAAAAGATGCAGTTTCAACTTCCGTATATCCATACTACTCTTCTAATCGACGAATTAACAAAACTTCAACACGAAGAGTCTGGTGGAAAAATTAAAATATTTGAAAAATCTGGAATGCGAAAAGATAGATATTCTAGTCTTTCTTATAACTATTACGTTGCGACACAGATAGAAAATAAATTAAATAAGCGTAACAGTATGAATGCTGGTGGAACAGAGATGTTTATTATTAAACCACCAAATCAATATAGAAAGGCGGTGAATGGTTTAAATGGCAGAAATTCAAGCAAAGGATGGCGCAGCATCACTGGATAGACAAGATTTTAACTATGCTGGAATGATTGGTATTTCGAGTAAATTTGCTACTTTAAATAGATTAATTACTCGTGATTTGAATAACAATACTTCAACTCCTACATTTTCTTTGTATTCCAAAGATGATATTACAAACTACCTTGCAAACCCGTATACATACGAAAAACAACTTAGAAGTGCCGTAACATATATTTATGGAGCTTCTTCACACTTCAGGCGATTGATTCAATATTTTACAAGTCTTTCAGACTTTGCTTATGTTGTATCGCCTTATAGATTAGACCCTAAAACAGCTAACATTAAGACCGTAAGCCGCAACTATCGTAAGGTTTTAAATGCATTATCTGCGATGAGTATAAAAACTCAATTCCCTAAAATCCTTACAGTGTGTCTAAGAGAGGATACGTTCTACGGTACTATGTGGGTCACAAACGATAATATAACAATTCAACAATTGCCTAGCGATTATTGCGCAATCTCAACAATCGAAGGAAATGTGCTGAATGTTACTTTTGACTTTTCATATTTTGATTCTCACGCTGCAATGTTGGATTTTTATCCACCGGAGTTCAAAACAAAATATGCGGTATATCAGAAAAACAGACGAAGTAAATGGATTGAATTAGATTCACCTACGTCATTTGCTGTAAAAGCAAATAACGATATTTTAGCATATTCTATCCCGCCATTTGTTGGTATTTTACGTGAGTTATATGATTTAGAAGACTTAATAAAATAGGTCGGTTTGTCAGAAATGACATACAAAAATAATTCCCTTAATTGCTGGAAACCCCTTAGAGACTTATAAACCACAACGCAAAGATGAAATAAACTTAATCGTGATGGTTTGAAAATTATAAGTATTGGGCAATCAGCAGCGAAGCTCCGAACAGGAGAACGTTCAACGACTATCCCTCACGGGAGTAGGAGCAAGCGCTCCGAAATGGGGAACCCTAAACCACATTAAGTGTGGCACGGTGAAGATATAGTCTGCACTTTATTGAAAAATAAAGAAGTGTATAAATATACACAGGACGGATTAGCGACCCGTAATTATGCAAATTTATGAATCCACGAGAGGAGGTATGAAATGAACTCATCTCGAACATGGAGTTTATATATCCACAAAAACAAATTAAACGGAAAATGTTATGTTGGCATTACATCTCAAGAACCAGAAAAACGATGGTTAAATGGTAATGGATACGAAAAACACTTACATTTTGGTAAGGCTATCGAAAAATATGGTTGGGATAATTTTGAACACATAGTCTTACACAATAATTTATCTGAACAAGAAGCAAAAGAACTTGAAATTTTACTTATTAAGAGATTAGAAACTCAGAACCCAGAAAAGGGTTATAACATTACAAATGGCGGAGATGGAGTTTGCGGCTTCAGACATACCAACGAATCAAAAAGGAAAATGTCTGAATCAAAGTCTGGAGAAAATCACCCAAACTTTGGAATGCATCTTCCTGAATCTACAAGAAATAAAATTTCCGAAAAATTAATTGGTAATGGAAATGCCGTAGGTTCTGTTCGTTCAGAAGAGACTAAATTAAAAATGTCTCGCTCTAAATACAAGCCTGTTGCTATGTATGACGGAGATACGTTAGTAAAAATATTTGAATCAGCAAAGACAGCCGGAGAATATTTAGGTATTAACCGTAAAAACATTTCTCTATGCTGCTATAACAAAAGAAAACGCGCAGGTGGATTCGCGTGGAAATTTGCATAATACCTTAACAAAACGGATAAACAATTAAAACTCACTAAAACTGCATTAGAGAATTACGCAATGTTAGTAATGACATTACCAATGGATGACGATGGAAGTTGGGGAATCGATTTAGATAAAGCAAAAGAGTTTTGGAGAAATCTTGATGCTGTAGTCCCAGAAGAGATTGGTTCGATTTTGACACCAATGAAATTGGATAAAATCAGTTTCGAACGCTCTAACACTGGAGATACTAATACCATTGCTGATGCGGAGCAGAATATTTTTACAGCCGCTGGTGTAAACTCTTTAATCTTTAATAACGAAAAGGCTTCAGCTAATGCTCTTCTACTTTCTATTAAAGCAGACCAGTCTATGACATTCGGTATAGTTAAAAGTATAGAAGATGTTGTTAATAGATTTATTCAATATCAAAGTTATGGTAAAAACTTTAAGGTTACATTTTTAGATTGTAGCCCATATAACCGCAAAGAATTAGGAGACGCGTATTTAAAAGCAGCCTCTTATGGATTACCTACAATCAGTATGTATGCCGCGTCACAGGGTCTTGGACAAGCTGAATTAGATAATATGAGCTTCCTTGAGGGACAAGTTCTCGGATTACCGGAAATGTTTCGTCCGATTACGAGTTCGACTCAAATGAGTCAGACACCAACTACCAATGCTGATAGTAATGCTGCTACTGATGAAGGCGGTGCTCCTATTAAAGACGATGGCGAAATTACTGATTCTGGAGAACAATCTCGTGAAGACGGCGATGATTGGGGTTAGGAGTTGATAAAATATGACAAAATTTATCTATGCATTTAGTAATGAGATGAAAGATAGTCTTCTATCTAATGGTTACACGCTTTTAAAAAGCAATGAAGAAAAGAAAATATTTATGTTTGAAAACAAGCAAGACATGTGTTTTGACTTAAACCTTTCTGAATGCGTTTTTTCAGACGTTATGACATTTTAGTTCGTATGAGTAATCATACGACTTTTTTATTATGCGAGGAGGTTATTGATGAAAAAGGAAGTTTTAAATCTTACCTACGCATCATCCTTAACCGATTTATGTGAAATTAACTCATCTTTTGACTCAGGTATTCTTCGTATTGCATACCCGGGTACTAATCGAAACGGAAGTTCTATTTCTAAACAAACTTTCGAAAGATGTCTAAAGACAATTTATAACTGTCCTATTGTATGCAATTACGACAGAGAGTCCGATTCTCTTGGCGGTCACGACATGGAATTAATACATAGCAATGACGGTGGTTTACGTTTGGTAAATGTAACGCAGCCCGTCGGTGTTATTCCAGAAAGTGCAAAGGTTTACTGGGAGACGGTTGAGGAAGATGATGGAAATTTGCGTGAATACTTATGTGCTGAAGCTCTAATTTGGAAGCGACAAGAAGCATATCAAAAAATCAAACGTGATGGTATTACCGCTCAGAGTATGGAACTTACCATTAAAGAGGGGAAAACTATCGACGGAATTTATCACATAAATGATTTTGAATTCACGGCGTTTGCTCTTATAGGGTGTACGCCTTGCTTTGAGTCAGCATCTCTTGTTTTCTCGAAACAAGAATTTAAGCAACAGTTTTCAGAGATGATGCTTGAGTTAAAGGAAAGTTTTTCAATGGTCAATCCCTCTATTGAGGATGACGATACACAACAAACAAAATATTCGATGGAAGGAGGAGAAAAGGTATTGGATAAGAAACAAGAATTAATTGCAAAATACGGCATTGACGCGGCTACTTTGGATTTTTCAATTGATGATTTTACAGTCGAAGAACTGGAAACGAAATTTGCAGAAATGCAGCAAGATAATCCGGTTGCAAACCCAGATGGTGAACCGGCTCCAACAGAGGACAAGTTTGCTCTAACAAGTAATATCGTGGAAGAAATTCATCACGCACTTGATAAAGAAACTATTCAACGTGACTGGGGTGAATGTCACCGTTACTGCTTCGTTGATTGTGACTTTGATGCAATGGAAGTTTATTGCTGGGATGTTATGGATTGGTTACTTTATGGATTTGTTTACAAATTCAACGGAGACAATGTCGAAATTGATTTTGAGTCTAAGAAACGCAAGAAATATGTGATTGCGGACTTCGACGAGGGAGAACAGGATTCCCCATTTATACAAGTTTTTGAACGATTGGAACAAAAGATTCAAGAAGGTGCTGACTTTGCAGAAAAATACCAGTCTGCCTCCGACACGATTGCGTCTATGCAACAAGAATTAGGAGAACTACGTCAGTATAAAGCTGATGCAGAAGATACTATTGCAAGAGGTGAGCGCGACGAGGTTTTCGCTCAGTTCGAAGACTTAGTCGGTGTCGAGGCTTTTGAAACCTTAAAGGAAGATTGTATGAAGTATAGTCTTGATGAAATCGAGGAAAAATGCTTTGCAATTCGTGGTAGACAGGGTGTGCCTGCAACATTTTCTGCTACAGAACAGAAGGTTCCAAAAATCCCTGTTGTAAAAGAAAACAAAACAAACATGCCTTATGGCGGAATATTCGAGAAATATGGTTTCTCAGAAAATAACTAATAATTAGGAGGTAAATACATATGGCAAAATATGGTGTTGTTCGTACAGATAATATGTTTGGTACGGATGTGAGAGCTGGATTAGTTTCCGTTAGATATATGGGTGCTGATGGAGACACTGCTGCTGCTATCGAAAATGGTAGTGTTGTAAAAATTGGTTCTCTTGTAGAAGGAGAACGCGAAATCTTTGTTGGAACAGACGTTGCTGATGACGACAAGATTAATGATGTGGTATTACTTGCTGCTCCTGAAGTAGCATATGACGAAAGAGTTCGTAACCTCGAGGAATACATCAACGAAGAGGGTAAGAATATTCGTGGATACCGCTTACATACAGGAGATACATTCTCCTTAACTAAAGAAGCTTTGGCTGGTGCTGAAGCCCCTGCTGTTGGTAACGTTGTTGAACTTGCAGATGGTACAAAACTGAGTGTAGCTGCTGCTGCAACAGGCGCTACTGTAGTTGGTAAGATTATCGCTGTTGAAATCGCTGGTAGACATACATACTACGTTATCAAAGTTGACTAATTTGTGAAAGGAGATAAAAGTAATGAGCGAAATTAAAGATATTGTAAAAGTTGCTGTCGATGGTTACAAAGGTAAAGTCGAAAAATACTCCGTTGCTCAATCTCAAGAGTTGTTAATGAAGGCTCTTGTTGAAGCAAACGGCGGAAGCACAGTTTTGGATTATAAGAAAATTCGTGATGGAAAATGCAATGGTTTATTTACTTTGATTGAAGAAATCTTGAGTAGAACTGTTGTAGAGGGTCTTCAGGGAGATGAATACTTCAATGCCCTTGTTGATTTCCGTAACGTGGCTGAGGGAGACAAAAACTTATTCCTTGTAGAAGATAAGAATTTGTTTGTTGTTGCCGAAGCAGCTGATGGTACTCAAGGTATTAGACGTCAGAGACTCGGTGGGGTAAGCGAAACTTCTATTCCTACTACTCTTAAAGTTGTAAGAATTTACGAAGAATTAAATCGCGTACTCTCTGGTCGTGTTGACTTCAATGATTTCATTAATAAGGTTTCTGAATCTTTCCGTCAGAAATTACTCGATGACATCTACGCTCTTTGGAGTGGTGCAACTGCTGAACAGTTCGGAGGCGTTACATACTTCCCAACAGCTGGTGCTTATGATGAAGATGAGTTGTTAGACCTTATCTCTCATGTAGAGGCTGCTGCTGGTGGAAAGCAAGCAACTATCATTGGTACAAAGAAAGCTCTTCGCAATCTTGCACCTTCTATTCAAAGTGATGGTTCTAAGAACGACCTCTACAATATGGGATACTACGGAAAATTCTACGGAACTCCTGTAGTAGCTGCTCCACAGCGCCATAAGATTGGTTCAACAGAATTCGTTATGGATGATGATGTAATCACAATCATCGCCGGCGATGACAAACCAATTAAGGTTGTTTACGAAGGTAACCCAATCGTTCTTATGGGCGACCCAATGAGTAACGCTGACTTTACTCAAGAATACCTCTACGGTGAAAAATATGGTATGGGTATTGTTCTTGCGGGCGGAAACGCTGGTATCGGACGTTACGAAATGACTGCTTAATTTTAGGCGGGTTAATTTTTACACGTTTCGTGATAATAAAATAATTTACATATCATAATAAATACGCGGGAGTTTTATAGCTCCCGCTACGAATGAAAGGAATATTAAAAATGGAAGAAAAAAATACACAACAAACAGCACAGATTTCTGAGAGTTCTACTGAAAAACGTAAAACTACTCCGAAGAAACCTATCTTACCAAGAGATATTGACCCAACACAATATGTGATTGTGCGTAACGGTTTTCAAGGAAGACTTGTGTACAAAAGCAAGAAAACTGGGGAACGTTTTGTTTGGGATGAATTTGGCTCAGAACAAGAGATGGAACTTCGCGAGCTGAGAAATGCAAAAAATACATATAAAAAGTATTTCCAAAATAACTGGTTCATGTTTGATGAAGATTGGATTGTTGACTATCTCGGTGTTAGACAGTTTTACAAAAACGCAGTTAGCATTGAAGAATTCGATTCAATATTCGAAAAATCACCAGATGAAATCAGAGGAATTATTGCTGAATTGTCTGTTGGGCAGAGAAAGTCTGCTGCTTATCGAGCAAGACAATTAATCATTGATGGCAAGATTGATTCTCATAAGGCAATTACTGCTCTTGAAGAATCACTTGGAATTGAATTAATTGAAAGATAAGGAGGCTAATCTATGAGCGTTCCTTATGATGTTTTTATAGGTGCGTTTTTAAATAAGATAACAGAATATGAAATTGTAAATCTTTACGAATCTACAAGAGATGAAATTGTTATCGGGTATATGAAGCGTGCCATTAGTGGTTTTAAAAAAAATTGTAAATATGATTTATCCACAACAGCCGATGATGAAATCAGATGTTTTAATGTTGATATTTCAAAAGAAGATTTGGATACAATTACAGACATTATTTCCGAAGGTATGGTTGTTCAATGGTTAAAGCCATATGTTTATAAACAGGAGTTGTTAGAAAATGCAATCAATACAAGGGATTTCACAACCTACTCTCCTGCCGAGTTACTTATGCGTGTAGGGAACGCATATACGAAAGCTCAAAAGGATTACACACAAATGATTCGTGAGTATTCCTATAATACAGGAGACCTTTCAGATTTACATCTATGATGAGTGTATCAACTGTTTTAGGAATTCCTGTTGATTCGAATCTTCTTAGAAATTATTTCAGAAATCTCGTAAATCAATTTTTTAAGATTCTCCCTATGCGAGAAAATGATGAAGATTCAGTTGTTACATATATGCAAAGTTTACAGATTGAACTTCTTGGATGTCGTGATTTAATTCCAGAGATTGGTGATAATTCACTATATCTTACTCTTCTGGCTATTCTTCAATACCTTATTGAGAATCCGGACTGTACAATTTCTGTTGTAAAACGTGAAATATTTAGAGCGATATCTATATGCAATAAACTTAAATCTGTATATTCAAGTATGGAGGTGTCGGAATGAGTGTCTGGGATATGTACGAAAAACGTATTGAAGCCCGAGGTACATCAAAAAGAAATGCTACACTCATCAGAGAATCTCGATTACTAAATTCAAAATTAAAAGATTCCTTATCTTATCATAGTGTTATTATTGATGGTTTAGATAGAAATGTCGCTGTTATTAATTCAGATAATCTTAATGAAAAGATTATGTGTTCACTTCCCGGAGAGGATTTCTTTTGTGGCGGTCTTGTCGAATGGGAAGATAATTATTGGCTGATTACTGAAAAAGATGCCAATAATGAAGTTTACACGAAAGTCAAACTACTTCAGTGCAACTATTTACTCAAATGGGTAGATAATGATGATATTATCCACGAACAATGGTGTGTTATCGAAGACGGTACAAAATATCTTACAGGTGAATACGAAGATAGAAACTTTGTTGTTACTAGAGGAGACTCCCGTATCGCAATGACTATTGCACGAAACGAACACACTGTCAAATTTGGAAGAGAACATAGATTTTTAATCGACGACCCCGATTCACTAGAAAAAAATGCATACTTACTTACAAAACCTCTGAAAGTTGGTAAAACATACAACAGTCAGGGGATTTTTTCTTTTGTATTGCAAGAAGTTGTATCGACCGATGATGACAATATTGAACTTAGTATTGCAGATTATTACAAGCATTTTCCGAAGCATATTGATAACGAAAATGATGATAACGCATCTGAAGACGATACTTCAGACACTGGAAAGAAGGTGTGGTTATAATGCAACTCGAAGAATTTTTTGATTATAAAAATCAATTAATGGGTGATTTATTAACTACTGAAAGTATTGTTCACCTAATAGATGAAAATATCAAGCTTGAAGATGCTGGGAAACTAGCATACTCGCGTGTGTTCCCATGTGAATATGTACCAGATACTGTTGAACATGGTAATACATACATTTGTTTTGATGTCGACATACAGTCCGCTCATGATAAGACTTTTTTAAGTCCTACGCTGTATGTATGGGTATTTACACATAAAAGCAAGTTACGGTTACCGGAAGGTGGTGTCCGAACCGATAAGATGTGTTCAGAAATTTGTAAGGCGATTAACGGTAGTCGTGAATATGGTCTTGGAGAGTTAAATCTTTACTCTGTTAAAAGATTTGCTCCGATGACTGATTATCAAGGCAAGGTTATGACTTTCTATGCAAAAGATTTCAATAGACAGTTCAATCCTAATAAATTCACTCCGTCTAATCGAAAACGCTAGATATGGCAATACGTAACATGCTCTATCAACAGCAGTTTGCTATTAATGACTATATCAAAGTGATGATACCATACGTTGGCGATATTATCGATAACGAGGATGCCTATTACAACTTGGTATCAATTATCACTGCAATGCCAATAGACATGATGGTTCAATTAGATGATGCAGGTATCGATTTCACTACAATCAATGAATATGAATTATTTCTAATTATGTTTGCTGGTTTAAAAGAACAAGATACAAGTCTGATTTTTGGAGATTTAGACTTGTCTAAGTTCACATATGACGAAAACAAACAGAACGGACAAATTATATTAATTGACCACGAAAGCGGAATCAAAATTGACAAAGTCATTCATAGTCAAATAGCTGATGTTCTACGTAAAATTCACCACCTAGAAAAAAATCGTAGAAAGCCTGCTAATGAAGAGGCGAAAGCTTATATGCTCAAAAGAGCGCGTGATAAACAACGAAGACATAGAAATCGTACACAAGATTCTAGTCTTGAATCTCTCATAGTCGCAATGGTGAACACAAAAGAATATAAATATGATTTCGAGGGGACAAGAGAACTCTCAATCTATCAGTTTAACGAAAGTGTTCGTCAGGTAATCAAGAAAGTGGACTATGACAATAGAATGTATGGTGTCTATTCAGGCACTATTAACCCGAAAGATTTAAGCCAGGATGATTTAAACTGGCTTACTCATAAATAATTAAAATAGGAGGAAAATATCTATGAATATCAATGATATTACAATTACCAGTTTAGAAACTATTACTGCGTTTGACGTTGTTACTGGTGCTTATAAATTTACTCTTGATGAATTACAAAGCGCAACAATCGCAAACTCACAAGAGAAAACTGATATCACTGGTAAGGGTGGTCGAAAACTTTCAAGTTTGAAACGTAATAAAGCCGTTACAATTAGTGGTAACAACGGTCTTGTTTCTGGTGGTTTGTTAGAAATGCAAACTGGTGGTACATTTGAAAACAAAGCAACAGAAGTTCTTTGGACAGATTATAAGACTGTTACAAATGCTTCAGCTACAACTGATTGGAAGGCTGTTGGCACAACAGGAGCAGAAATTGAAGGTTTGTATATTAGAAACACAGAGGATGGTACTCTTGGTGCTGAGTTAGAACAAGCTGCTGAGGTTGCTGAAGGCAAATTTACATATGACCCTGCAACTAAAGCATTAGCATTCCACACAGATATTAAGGACGGTACTGAAATCGTAATTTACTACAAACGTAAAGTAACTGCTGATGTATTATCAAATGACAGTGACGTATATTCTGGAAAATGCGCTTTATATATCGATGCTTTAGCTGAAGATAAATGCTCTAATATTTTCAGAGTTCAATTCTATGTTCCAAAGGCTGACTTCTCTGGAGAATTCTCTATCGAGATGGGCGACAACCAAACGGTACATGCTTTCGAGGCTGAGTCTTTAGCTGGTGCTTGCGGTGCTGGTGGAAGCTTGTGGACATATACTGTCTTTGGTGCTAATACTGCTGACGCAGAATAATCTGGAGGTAGTATAAATGGCAACTGCGACAAGAAAATGTAAAGTTTGTGGCAAGGAATATGAATATTGCCACACGGTTAGACGCGTCGCAGGTGTCTTCCGGTGGCAGGATGTAGCATGTTGTCCGGAGCACGGCAGCATCTATCTTGCTAAAATTGAAGCGTCTCGTGCGGTTAAACACGTAGCAGATGAAATTGCGGAACAAGACGTTTCTGTTCCAGAAGCGGTTTCGGACTATAGCGACCTTGACGAATGTGAGGGTGAAGATACTTGGTTCGAGGACGATTTCGAAGACGAGACGGAAGAAACTGCGATATAAAATAATTAAAATAAAAGGCTATGTCTCTATGATGTAGCCTTTTTTTACGAGGAAAATATGAAACAGAATAAAACAATTCTTTTAGTAATTGATAACGACACATTAAAAAGATATGAGGATTATTACTTCACTTTACACCCAAAAGCTCACAAGAAGCCAATCCCACATCCATATCACGAAAGCATTAATATTTGGATGATTATGAAGCGTCCGATGATGAACGCTCTCAAACAAAAATGGAAGGATTTCATAAAGTGGTTTGTTGAAGAGCAAGGTTATTCTAACCTACGCATTGATATGTGCGAAATAAATCAAATCGTATATTATCCAAACAATCGCAGACATGATGTAGATAATAGCGTTGGTAAATTCATATACGATGGACTCGTGGAGAGTGGAATGATTGTTGATGATAGCAGTCAACATATAACCAAATTATCTTTACAATGCGGGGTTGATACTAAACACCCGCGCACAGAATTACAAATTAATATCAGACAATTCGCAGAACAACCTGCGACAAAAACAGAGTAAAAGGAGATTTTAATATGGAAAAAATGGTAAAAATTGATTCGAATAAATTTGCTGAGGTTGTTGGCGCAATTTATCAACCAACACAGACGGTAACTTGGAATGGTTTGGAAATCGTTATTAAGAATACATTATCTCTTACAGAAGTATTTACATTTGTAAATAATGTTATTCAAATGTGTTTCGAAGATGAAACTGGCGAATACTTGCCAGAAGTTAAAGACTTCGCAATCAAAAGTTGTATTTTGGATATGTACACAAATATAGCCTTGGAACAAAATGTTCAAAAAAGATACGAATTAATTTATTGTTCAGATATCATCCAGTTTATTGTTGAACATTTACAAAATCCTCAATTAAGCGAAATCACTCACGCGATTGATGTGAAGTTAGCTCATCTCGCACAGGCAAACATTGAATCAATCAACAAACAAATGAACGATTTATATAACGCATTCGATAGTTTTGAAAAGCAAATTGGCACTGCTTTTTCTGCTATTTCAGAAGAAGATATGACTACTCTTCTATCGGCTTTGACAGACAAAGGACTTGATGAAGAAAAGTTAGTACAAGCATATTTGTCTCAAGGCAAAAAAGAAGGAAAAATTATTGAAATGCCAAAAGGAAAAGAATAATTATGGCAAAAATAAATATGGATTCTATTATTGCTAAGGCTCAAAAATGTATGGGCACTTCGCAGAAGCGTACAGAAGTCAGTCAATATATTGATAAAATAGTACTCGGTAGTATTACATTTAATACTGGTACTGGAACTTCTGCTCATACACCTGAAGAAGCGGCTGACAAATTCATCAGTGTATTATGTAACGAAATACGTAGTCATGCTGGTGGAGATTTTGAAAATGGAGACCTCGGTATGACCGCAATTGATGCATTAACAGAATTAAATTATACCGCACCTCGTAAAGTAGGCGAAAATCAATACATAATCGAAGTTTACTTTTCTGAGGATTTGAGTAGACCGTCTCTTATGCCACAAAAATATGACGGCATCCCAAATATAGCAGCATTACTTAATAACGGGTATTCTGCTGGACATATTGTAAAGGGCATGTGGCACGGAGAAGAACAAATAAGTTTAGATACACGTAGCGGTACACAATTTATAGACCAAGCAATAAGAGATTTTATGGGAAATTATGCATCAGAATATGGCGTAATTGGTATAGAACCAGACCCAATATATAAATAACAAAACAAATTAAGGATTGGCATTGAGCCAATCCTTTTCTTTATGCAGAAAGGACGGTGAGAAAATAGATGGCTGATTTTTTATTAACTGTCGGTGTTGACGCGCAGTTAAGTTATAAGGAAATGGCTGGTGGGATTAGGCAATTAACAAAAGCTCTGAATCTAAATCCGCCAAAATTAAAAGTAGAATTAGACGAACAATATTTAAAAAAGTTTCGGAGTCAAATCGAAGAATTAAGCGAAAGTATACGCAAAATTGGCACGATAACAATTCCATCTGGCAATACCTCTGGCGCAAATGCCGGAACAATGCAATATCGTGATGCAGCACAAGCCGTCAGAGAATATTACAGTACGCTAAAAACGCTGAACAAAAGCAAGACTGATATTACATTTACGCCAGATGGCTGGAAATCTGCAAGCGGAAATTATAGCGCATTGGCATCTGAATTAAATCGTACTAAAAAGGCGATGGATTTAGTAACTAATTCAATGAATACAATGCCGATGAAGCAACAAATAAGATTGCAAGAAGTGCTTAATGCAGAAGCACAAAAATATAACGAGATTATCAGACAACAATCTAATGCCGCTAGAGAATCTGCTGATAGTTCTCAACAACAAACAACATCACAAGCATCTCAAATTAGAATGCTAAATAAGTCTATTACACTGCAATCAACTATAGAAAAGAATGCAGCTAAATGGACTGCCGCCAAAAATGGAAAATCCAAAGTAGAATATCAATCATATATTGCATTAAGTCAAGCTCTTGATTTATATAGAACAGAGCTTGGCTCTGGAGCTATGTCACAGCAAGAATTTAATCAAAAAGTAATTGACGCTGAGTCAGATGCGAAACGATACGCCAGAGTAATAGAGAAAAATAGTGAGGCGCATAAAACACTGTTCGATAGAATTGGTGGTCTTGCAAAGAAATTCACAACATGGTTTGGTGTTTCGAGAATTATTATGGCTGCATATAGAGAAATTAGGCGAATGGTTACCGCAGTAACAGAACTTGACACAGCGATGACTGAGCTTAAAAAGGTAACGAATGAAACCGATGCGACATATGATAGATTTTTAGAAAACGCTGCAAGTCGTGCTAAAAAGCTTGGGGCTACAATGTCGGATATTGTAACGGCTACTGCTGATTTCGCTCGTCTAGGTTTTTCTATCGAAGAAGCGGAGAAGTTAGCAGACGCTGCTATTGTTTATAAAAATGTTGGTGATGGTATTGAAGATATTAATACCGCATCTGAAAGCATCATTGCTACGATGCAGGCTTTTGGTTTGGGCGCCGAAGACGCGATGTTGGTGGTTGATAAATTCAATGAAGTTGGTAATAATTACGCCATTTCTTCAAAGGGCGTTGGTGATGCGTTACTACGTTCTGCTGCCGCTATGCACTCTGCAAATAATACATTAGACGAGACAATTGCTTTAGCTGCTGCTGCTAATACTGTTGTTCAAGACCCAGATAAAGTTGGTACAACATTAAAAACAGTATCAATGTATCTTAGAGCTGCTAAAACAGAAGCCGAAGATGCTGGAGAGTCTACAGACGGAATGGCTGAAAGCGTATCGGAACTTCGCGAAGAATTATTATCGCTTACAGGCAATAAAGTCGATATCCAGACAGATGATAATACTTTTAAATCTACATACCAGATTCTCAAAGAATTGTCTGCGGTATGGCACGAACTAACAGACGTTTCTCAGGCTAATATCCTTGAAATAGCTGGTGGTAAACGAAATGCGAACGTTGTTGCTGCTATTTTAGATAATTTTTCAGTAGCAAACGATGCTATTGAAACATCTGCCGGGGCAGCAAATTCTGCGCTAGAAGAGAATGCTAAAGTTCTTGAAAGTATTGAGGGTAAGATTAGCATTTTTAAGGCAACCTTTGAAGAGCTATCTAATAATTTAATTGGTAGCGATTTAATCAAATTAGTCGTTGATTTCGGCACTGGGTTACTATCTTTTGTAAATGGAGTTATTGAATTATGCAATGCTCTCGGTGGATTAAAAACAATGCTTTTGGGTACTATTGCTGTTCTTGTAACATTTCGTACTGAATGGGTATTGACCACTGCTACTATGATAGGTACCACTATATGGTCTGTTTTAACCAAAGGATTCAATTTTATCATTGGTATTATTCCCGCTGTGGTATCAAAAATAAACAATCTAATATTCGCATGGAACATGTATCAAACCACAGCAATTGGAACCGCAGAGGCTACTGCGGCGGCTTCTGCCGTTATGCAGGCTGCGGTACCGGTAATTGGATTGGTGCTTGCAGCAATAACTGCTTTGGTTGGTGGTATCGCTCTTTATAATAATGCTCAAGATAAGGCAGCTCAGAAATCAACAGAGTTGACGCAGGCATGGCAATCAGAAAATGACTCTATTAATGATACGATAACAAAATATAAAGAATTAAAAGAAAGTATAGATAGTGGAATACTTTCCACAGACGAAATGAAGTCTGCAAAAGAAGAATTGGCTAGTATACAGCAAGATTTGGTTGATAAATACGGTAGTGAGGCTGCTGGTATCGACCTTGTTAATGGAAAATATATAGAACAACTTGGTATATTAGAAAAAGTTTCGATTGCAAAAGCAAAAGAATATGTTGCCGAAAACAAGTCTAATATAAAAAAAGACAAAGACTACTTATCAGAAGAGGTTGGTGTTTCTTCTTCTATTGATGGTTATAAAGGATACAACAGTATTAGCAAAGAGAATCAAAAGATTCTTTCAAAATATAGTAACTTATATACCATTTCTGATGTAGAGGGAGATGGCACAACTGTTGGAGATTTGTTAATTAAGGCTTATGGTAAAAGAGAGGATGTAAGACAGTCCCTAATCGACGCATTTAATGAATTCAATTCAAAAGCAGATGATGAATCTCAGGCAATAGCCGATGCAATATCTAAAATGTTAAATGATGATACGATTGACAGTTCTAAAATAGAAGAATCAAAAAACAACGTATCGCAGTATGCATTAGCCGATATATTAGATGGTTCTGATACAAGAATGTTGTATGGAGAAGCAACAGAGGCTGTTGAACAATACAACAACGCTCTGGCATCTGGCGAGGGTGTTGATGAGGCAAAAGCTAATTTAGATAAAGTTAGAGCGAATGTCGACAAAGCATTTGGCAAGAATGGTATTCTAAAAAATATTTATGGTGCAGATGACGTATTTAATGCGTTATGGGATAATGTATCTGATGGCGCCGAAAACGCATCAAATAATACCAATAAAGCATTTTCCGACTCTCGGACATCTATGATTTCATCATTAAATGCAATGTCTGAAGGTTTCGAATCCTTAGATAAGATATACTCTTCTATTAAAGATAAGAATCCATTTGATTTCAAATTGCTTGATGACAAGAATTTTAAAGATACATTTAGTGGTCTTGACTCATATGCAGATTTTATAGAGCAAATTACAAGTAATTCAGACGATATTGAGGCATGTAAGTCTGCGTTCAATAATCTTGTAACAGAATGGATTAATACAAAAGGCGTTCTTGATAATGTTACGGAAGAAAATGAAAAATTAACGGTATCGATGCTTAAACAAATGGGTATCGCTAATGCGGAGACGATTGTTGCAAATAAACTTGCTTTAGATAAAGAAAAATTACGTATCGAAACAGAACTAGGGAAAGATGCCACCCTTGAAGGAATCATGGCTATGTATGGTGAGTGTGAAGCTGGTTCGTTGACGCAACAAGCATTAGCACAATTAGCAATTGAAAAAATGCTTGTTAATGAGAATAAAATAATCACTAGTGGGGATATTGACCAAATTATTGCGTTGGCAGAATCTGCTAATGCTACTTCTGCATCATTAGAAAGATTAGCAAAAGTAAAGGCTGTAATTGCAAAATCTGAAGCATTCGCAGAAGAGGCAAAAGAATCTAGTGGTCGTGACCGTCAACGAAAGATTACTTTATCAGAAAGATATGCTGAAAGAGCACAAGAGTTAATGTCGCAACCACTTGAATATAATAAATTTGATTCTAGTGATTTCAAAGTTGATTATACAGGTGGTTCAACATCAAACAAAAATAGTGGCTCATCAAAAGAAACCAAAGAAACATTCGACTGGATAGAAATTGCGTTATCTCGAATACAGCGTACAATTACTAACCTAGGTAAAACAGTTTCTGCAACATGGAAATCATGGATAGACAGAAATAAAGCTCTTAAAGAGCAAATGTCGGGTGTCAGAACAGAAATTTCACTGCAACAACAAGCATATAACAAATATATGTCGCTTGCCAATAGTGTTGGTTTAGCAGAACCATATGCTTCATTGGTGCGTAACGGTGCAATGGATATAAGCACTATTACCGATGAAAATCTCGCAGAAAAAATTAAGCTTTACCAAGAATACTGGGAGGCAGCGCTTGACGCATATGACGCAGTACTAGACCTCGAAAATGAATTAGCAAATCTGGCACAAACAGAATTTGATAATACTGCTAAAAGATATGATGACGAACTAAGTATGCACGAACATCAAATCAGTATGTTAGAATCTTCTGCTGATATTTTAGAGACCAGAGGATATATGGTTGGAGCTGGTATATATGACGCTCTAATTCAGCAAGAAAATGCCAGACTGACAGACCTCAAAAACAAATATGCATCATTAGAGTCAATTCTCAACTCATCTTCTATCACTAAATATAGTGAGCAATGGTATGCGATGCAACTCGAAATTCTTGGAGTAAAAGAAGAGATTCAAAACACGACAAAGGCTTTATCCGAATATGACAATACCCTTCGAGAAATAGGATGGAATATATTCGATAAACTTCAAGAAAAGATTTCCGCTATTACAACAGAAGCTAATTTCTTGATAGATTTGATGTCAGACGAAAAGATGTTTAATGATGATGGTTCGATTACTAAGCATGGACAAGCAACTCTTGGACTTCATGCAGTAAACTACAACACATATATGGCTCAGGCGGACGAATATGCAACAGAATTACAGCAAATTAATGCAGAACTTGCAAATGACCCATATAACCAAACATTGCTTGAACGTAGAGATGAATTATTAGAGCAACAACGTGATATGATTCTCGCTGCTGAAGACGAAAAACAGGCAATGAAAGATTTGATGTCAGAAGGCTATGACGCATTACTAGGCGCAATGGAAGAAATCATTGACAAGCGAAAAGAAATGTTATCTCAAATCAAAGACCTCTATGATTACGAGAAATCTATTGCGGAACAAACTGCTGACGTAACTAAATACCAAAAGATTATCGATTCTATGCAAGGTATGGCTGATACCGAAGAAGGTAAGGCTGCTCTTCAAAAGTATGAAGTTTCTTTAAAAGAAGCTCAGGAAAATCTTGAGGAGACTGAGTATGAGAAATATATTAGCGACCAAGAACAAATGCTTGATTCGTTATACGATAAAACTGAGGAATGGATTAATTCACGTCTTGATGACTTGGATGCAGTAATTCAAGAAGTAATTGCCTCTACTAATACTAATGCTTCTGAAATTAAAACAACGTTAGAAACAGAGGCAAGTAATGTTGGTACTACATTAACCGCTGAGATGGAAAAGATTTGGAGTACAAACGGAACGTTCACACAAGTTGTTGCCAATTATTCAAAAGATTTTCAGAAAGGCTTAACTACTGTTAATGGTACTTTATTATCCATCAAAGATTTAATTGCAAAAATGGTGAAAGATGCTGAGGCTAAAGCTGCCGCTGAAGCTGCCGCCGCAAATCCTCCTTCTCAACCAGACCCAGCTCCCGCCCCATCAACTCCGGCTCCTTCAACAAACACAGGCTCGTCTGGAGGTTCTTCATGGGGAAGTTGGTTTATTAGCAAGACAGATTCTTATCCTAAGTCACAACTTAGGACAGAAACATCTATTGTTGATAGATTAAAGTATCACAACATAGATTCATCTTGGAACGCTCGTGCTTCATATTATGCTTCGATGGGCGGTAGCGGGACATATACTGGTTCTTCTCAACAGAATCAATGGATGATTGCCCAGATGAAAGCACATGGTTTTACCGATGGCGGTACAATTGGTCGTCTTATTAGAGCAAGTGGTGAGGACGGTTTCATTCTCGCAAAAACAGGCGAGGAAATCTTATCGCTAGAAAAGATTAAAGCACTCGGAGAATCATTCTCTATGATGTATCCAGTTGTCAATGCGTTATCTAAGTTACCTTCTTTGAATGGTATTAATCCATATCAAGATGGTAAAATGGTACAAATTGCTATTGGAGATATTCAAATGTACGGGGTAAACGACCCAGAAACATTTGCTCTTCAATTGAAAGATAATATGTTAAACAATAGTTCTATTCGTAAAATTATGAAAGATACTACGATTGGAGAAGCACTAGGTAAAAATTCAATGATTCGCTATACGCGATAAATATAGCAGGCTGGAGAAATCAAACTCTCCAGCCTCTTTGTATGCAAGGAGATGTGAAAATGACAGACAAACAAAAAATAAGATTCCAACAGGAAATCATTGATAAATTGGAAAAAGAAAATTCTGATTTAAGACAACAATTGGAAGCGAAGCTAGCCAATGATTTGGATATAGATTCTGAGACTTTGCATAATTTAATGCACGAATTACAAACAGCAATCACGGAATACAAACAATTGGCTGAAGAAACAACAAGACTTAACAACGAATATAAATCTCACATTAAAGAGATTAAAAATATAAAAGAAAAATGCGAAAAGGATTTGACGAAATTTGTTAAAAATCTCGAATAACTAAGGAGGTGTTGAAATGTATTCAACTGATTTTGAATATGCCGATAAACGATTATCGGATTTTGGGTGTATAACATGCACGATAGACAAAAGCGCTGGTGTTGAAGAGATTAATATTGGTTGTGATATTACTTTTAACACCGTAAAAAACAACCACTCTTCTATTCACTCAAAAACTTCTTCTGCTTATGACAATGTGTACACAACATCATTTCAAATCGCAAAAGAACATTGTGGTGATAATCAAGACGAAGCATATTTTACATACGAAGAGATTCGAAATCTTTATAAGTGGTTAAACAGACTAAGCTACGAAAAATTCAAACCATACCCTAATGACGACTCATATTATGATGTCCATTATTTTGGAAGTTTTAACGTAGATGAAGTATTCGTAGACGGTAGGGTCATTGGTTTTACTCTTCATTTTACCGCGAGCACACCATATGGTTTTGGAGAGGATACTATTTTAGAAATAGTCACATCTGAAGCAAACGAAGAATTCTATCTATACGGAGAAAGCGACGAGGCTGATAGCGTGATTTACCCTAAAGTCAGAATCAAATGTTTAACCGACGGCGAATTAAAAATAACAAACCAAACAACCGGGAACTATGTCTTCGTAAATAATTGCAAGGCAAACGAAGAAATTATTATAGACGGTGAATACAAAATTATAATCTCTGATAACGAAGAACATACAACAACTACTCTACCTAGAGATTTTAATTATGAATACTTCGATATCAAAATTGGCGAAGGTAATGATAACGAAAATCTTTATGAAGTTTCGATGCCTTGCGAAATTACAATTACATACTCTCCTATCAGAAAGGTAGGTGTGTAATATGCAACGATTAAAATTTAAAGATGGTAAATTAGAAGATTTTACTATCGTTTTATGTACAAGGGATTATCGTAAATTAGGGCAACTAACAGGTTTAAAAGGTGTTCATTACGCATGTCATGATAATAGTCCGAATGAAATATCATTTTCATTAACTAAGCATGACTTGTTGGCTATTAATGGAAATACCAATGATGATATCGCATTGTACTTAAAAATCAAAAATGCGCTTTGGGAGCAGATTGAAGATTTTAAAGTCATCTGGTTAAAGGATACTAATGAATATTTCGAAATCAAGGTTTCTACTAACGATTCATTTGAAACATCGAAAACAATTACCGGAACTCCGATTCCAGAAGCGGAATTATCACAAATGCTCTTATCTATCGAAATTAATACAGAAGATGATATTGTAGCAAATGGAACAACATCATTTTATAACGAAAATGATACAAGTGTGTCATTACTACATAGAGTCCTTGCAAGGGCTACGGGATATACAATTAAATACGTTGATGATAGTTTGAAAAATCTTCAGCGAGTTTTTAGCGTAAGCGATTCTACTATCTACGATTTCTTAGTTGGAGAATGCTCAGAACAATTTAATTGCATTTTCAAATTTGATTCTTCTGATAGAACAATATGGGTATATGATTTATATACTGTATGTTTAGATTGCGGAGAGCGTATTGACCAACAGACCTCATACGAACAGGAATATAAATGTCCTAAATGTGATAGCACAAATCTTAAACATTACGGAGAAGATACAACTATTTACGTAGATAAAAACAATCTTACAGATAGTATTACTTTAGAGGTCAATGCGGATAACGTGAAGAACTGTTTTAAGTTAGTAGCCGGTGATGAATATATGACCGCTACTATCAGAATGTTAAACCCGAATGGTTCTGATTATATTTATCATATTCCAGAATATCTCAAAAGGGATATGCCAAAAGAATTAGTTGATAAATTGGACTCTTATGACCAATTGTACAATTCTTATTTAGAGGAATCAGAGCAACTAGCCAGTGATATATATAAGTTATATGATGATATAGCTTATCTTACATCTGGAATGATGCCGAAAATCGAACATGTTAATGATATTCCGTCAACAGAAACAATTTCCGACCCAAAACAAGGTATATTGTATGTTTACGAAGAAACGGTTTACTTATATGACGATAATGGCGCATTTGTTCCGCAAGAAGGCAATAGTGAATTCTTTACAAATTTAGTTTCTTCTTTTGTATCTGCCGAAAAAGAGGCAGAGAAACTCAATACGGTCAATCTAGGTACGCTTGGGGTATTTCCATTTACTCCATCTACTTCTGATGCGACTGTAAATACAGCAATGAAAAATTTTGCAAAGGTATTCGTAAAGACTGGTTATGTCAAGGTTGAAGTGGATACTGAGAACGCCGATTATAAACCAGAATTTAGTTTCGAAACATTTACCAATAAAGAAGGTAAAAAAGAAGTTCAAATAGATGAAAATGGATATCATTTCGGTACTTGGAGGGGAAGGTTTAAAATTACAAACTACTCTAATGAAGAAGACGTTGCATACTCAGAATATTTAACAGTGCATGTACACGATAATTACAAAGACTTTGTTGAACAACGTGTGCTTAAAAACATGACACAATATGACGAAGATGGCTCAATTTTCGATGTGCTATCTATCGGGGAATTAGAAGACTTCAAATCTGCCATTAAATTATATGGTAAAAACAGATTGGAGTCTTTTTATGATGCAATTCAACTTGCTCAAGATGTGTTGTATCAATTAGACCAGGCAACCGAATATGCCGATTTGTATGATGTCTTATATGTTCCATATACAGATAAGCTGAATGCAATCGGGACAGTATGTAATACATGTGGTCAGGGTATTGAAAGTATCGATATCGTAAATCAGTGTCCTCATTGTGGCAGCATGGAATTAACGCATGGCGAACTCGTAGTACGTAGAGAACAAATCAACGAGTTACAAATGGAACTTGAAAAAAAAGATAAAAGACGAACTGAAATCATAGATATTTTGAATTTAGAGAAATATCTAGGTGAATACTACCCTATTTTTGCATCATACAGACGAGAAAGTGTATATAGCAACGATAACTATTTTTCTGATGGTTTATCAAATGCAGAGATGATAATCAGAGCAAAAGAATTTATTGATACCGCTACTCAGGAGTTATATAAATCAAGTGAACAACAAATCACAATTAGTGCTACGTTATATAATTTATTGTTGATTCCTGAGTTTGCATCTCTTGTTGATAAATTTGATACCGGAAACACCATTCGAATTCGAATTGATGGAATTCTGTATAAACTCAGATTGTTAAACTATGCGATAGATTTTGACAATTCTCAAACTTTGAATGTAGAGTTTTCGAATGTGTCTAAGAGTTACGATTTAACCAATGAAATCCAATATATCTTAGAGTCTGCAAAATCAATGGGTCAAACATATGGATATGTTGCAAAACAGGCTGATAAAGGAAGTGTAGCTCAGGATAATATTCAAAGTTGGATTCAGAACGGATTAAATACTGGATTAATACAGATTCAGAGCGGCTTACATAGCGAAATCATCAACGACGGTCATGGATTGCTATGTAGAGCGTTTGATGATATTAGCGGTACATATGACGCTAGGCAGTTAAAGATAACAAATAACTGTATTGTTTTTACAGATACTAACTGGAAATCAGTAAGACAAGTAATTGGCGAGCATAACTATTTTGCATATAATGACGAAACTAACTTATGGGAACAAAAATCCGCATATGGTCTCACTTCTGATTTTGTGCAGTCTGGACAAGTATCTGGTGCTATTATTGTTGGTGGTATGATTTACTCAGATAATTACAGTAATGGCACAAATGGTAAAGAACCCGCCGGTACATATATAGACCTTAATACAGGAGAATTTAGTTTTGGAGGGGGAAGCCTTTACTATAAAGATGGTGAGTTTGTCCTATCTGATACTGTAATCGGGAAATCACTTGAGGCTATTGATATTAAGGCAGAAAACTTACATATTGATGCAGCTAATATTGAAGGTCTGTTGCAGGCTAATCAAATTAATGTAGAGAATCTACATGTAAACGCCGCAAACATAGATGGTCGACTAACAGCAGAACAAATTGAAGCAGATGAATTACATGTTAAATCTGCTTCTATCGCAGATGAGGTTGAAGCAGAAAATGTTACAGGAACTAGATTTTCTGGTAAAGAATTTGTTTCATCACAAAGGACAAAATTAGACGAAGATGTTTTAGGATTATATATTGGAGAAGACGGATTTGACTATTGTTGGAATGCCGCAAGTGATTTTTCTGAAACTGAATATGAAGGAGAAATCATTTATGGTCATTTTACTATAACAAAGCAATTTTTCTACATAAGTGTAGATTCTAAAATATTATTATCTTTTAGCCCTGATGGCAGAATAGGTGGTGGTAATTTAGGAAGTCCATATGTTCGTATACCGACGTTAGTATATGACAACATATATCAAAATGAAGAACAATAATTTTAGGAGAAATAAATGAATAAACCATTAACAATTTTGATTCAAGAAACAAAGTCAAATTTTATAAAAACAATTAACAACTCATCTCTTCCACCGTGTGTTTTAGAATTAATCATGCAAGATATTCTTAACGAAATACATGTTTTATCACAAAAACAATTACAGGAAGATGAGTTAGCATATATGAATTCACTTGAGCAGGCAGAGTCTGCTGAGTGTAAGCAAGAATAAAAATAAAATAATAACACACGAAAAGAGCCTAGTTGATTCTAGGTTCTTTTTTAATGTAAAGGAGGTAATGTTTTGATTTTAGACAAATTACAAATCATAGCAACTGTAACTTTGGATTTTTATACCAACAATATAAAAACAATCAATGTAAAACAGTGCGATACCGGTTCGAGATTTATCCTTGTATCGTTTACAGAGCATGGTAAAAAAGTTGGCTTAAACATGGATACTATGTCTGTCATTACCAGATATAAAAAGGCTGACGGAAAGTTTGGTTTGAAAGATTGCAAAATCTTAGAAGACGGCACGGTGTTGATAGAAACCAATGAGCAGATGCTCGCGGCTTCTGGTAGATGTCGACTAGATGTAGTTATATTAGAATCAAGCGGGCTAAAGGTTGAAAATTATTGCGACGTAACTTCTCTTGAAGACATAAATTGTGCAGTTCTGTCAAGCATGCCGCTAGATTTGAACGTGGTTGCTTCGCCAATTAGTAAAGATGAATTAGAATCTGAATACGATTTTACTGCTTTGAACAGTGCGTTGTTTGAAACAAAAGAGGCAGAAAGAGATTTACTCGCAAAACATGCTGAATGGGCAGTGAAAGAATCGGAACGTCAGGAAAATGAAGTTGCTAGACAAGATGCAGAAAAAGAACGGGAGAAGAATGTACAAGATACGATTGATAAATGCAACACAGATGTTCAGAATACTATCGAAGAATGCAATACAAACGTGCAGAATACTATTTCTGAGTGCGAAAAACAAGTTGGTAACACAATTGACGAGTGTAATGAGAAAATAGACAAAACAATTGAGGGGTGCGAAGTTGCTACAAATGACGCTGTTTTAAAGGCTAATCAGGCAACTGTAGCAGCAACAAATGCTACTAATGCCGCGAACACTGCTACTACTGGCGCAAACACCGCTGCAGAAAATGCTAATACTGAAGCTCAAAATTGTAAGAATGTGTATGACGCTATTAGCGAAAATGCTGGAATCGTAATCGATGAGTGCGAAACGGCTCGCGATAGAGCTAACGTGGCAGCTAAAGAATGTGAAGGTATTGTTGCCGGTACCGGTATGGTTATGCAGACAGAAAAAGGGGTTGCGGGTGGTATTCCTGTACTTGATGAAAATGGCAAGGTTCCTACTGAGCAACTTCCTGAATTTAGCACAGCGCCAGACTGGAATCAGGCAGATTCATCCGCAAAAGATTATATTAAAAATAAAATTCCTATTAGTAATGGGTCTGGTTCAAATTCCATTGTGATTGCAACGGGAGATGCACAAGGTAAATATTCAATAGCAGGTGGTACTAATGATACGAGTTTAGTAAGTGATATGATTGGTATATTAGGTTCTCTGGCAAGTATCGATAAGCCTACTGCATATGGCAATATGAGTTTATCTTTTGGCGCGGGGACTAAAGCGCTGTCATCAGGAACTGTTGCAATGGGCGCAAATACATCAGCAGGTTGCAAAGGTTTTTATTATTGGAGCATTGACTTCACTAACAGAGTAATTACGCTTAGTACAAATCAAAAACCTTTAGGTACTAGGGAATGGACAGATGAAGCAAAAACTCAGTTAAGAAATTGGGCTAAAGATGACATTATTTCTATTGTAAATAACAATAAATATGTGATGTGCTCAAAGATTACTGCTATTGATACTAATGCTGGCACTATTACAGTTGATAGTCTTCCATTTACAGAGATAAAGAATCTGACATCTCCATCATTTGACGATTATTCGATTGTATGTCCTGCCAAACCAACAATCGGTATTGTGAATTTAGGACTTGGTGCATTTGCTATTGGGTTAGAAAATAAAGCGGTTGGTTCATTCTCTCATGTTGAAGGACGGAACAATACAGGGGCTGGTGATTACTCGCATGTCGAAGGACGAAATAATATTGCAGGATATGCTTCTCATGCAGAAGGAAGAAATACGATAGCAAGTGGTGAAGACTCACATGTAGAAGGATATAAAACGGAAGCACGTGGAAATCAATCACATGCCGAAGGATGGGGATGTAAAGCAACAAATAAACAAGCACATGCCGAGGGTGATTGCACAGAGGCAAGTGGTGAACAATCTCACGCCGAAGGAGAATTAACAAAAGCTACGAACACAAACTCTCATGCAGAAGGTTATAACACTTACGCAAGTGGAAAATCATCACATGCTGAAGGAGGTAATACTATTGTTTTAGGTGAATGTAGTCATGGTGAAGGGTATAACACTAAATCAATGACTAGTATAGGTGTAAATGTTCGTACTGCTACTGAAAATGAAATTTTAGAAGAATGGAGAAACTCTAAATTTGGATTAGTTAAAAATAAAGCTTCGCATGGCGAAGGTCAAGATACGTTAGCGTTGGGACTATATTCTCACACTGAAGGATATCAAACAGCAGCTATCAGTGAAGCATCACATGCTGAAGGTAAAGACACTGAGGCTGGAGGAGTTACATCTCATGCGGAGGGATGGAAAAGTAAAGCAAGTGGTGAATCATCACATGCTGAAGGATACAATACCGAAGCTAGTGGAAATCAATCACATGCTGAAGGATATGGATGCAAAGCAACAAATACCCAAGCACATGCCGAAGGGGATAGCACAACTGCAAGTGGTGATGAATCACATGCTGAAGGTTGTGCTACGGTAGCAAAAGGTAAAAGTTCTCACTCAGAAGGTTACAAGACCATAGCAGGAAGTAATTATCAACACGTTCAAGGTAGATGGAACGTAGAAGATACTGAAAATAAATATGCTCACATTGTAGGTGGCGGTTCATCAGATACAGATAGAAAAAATATTCATACATTAGATTGGGACGGAAATGCATGGTATAAATCAATCTCTTTGGGAGGTACTTATGATAAACCTGTAGCAACGATAGGAATTGATGAGGAGAATGGATTTATAGTATTTAGTTTCAATAGTAGTGAGGAGTGATAAAATATGGCAACTTATATATCTGATATATTAGAATCAAGTCATAGTCAAGCAAGACTGATTGTTGAAACAGGTGAATTAAAATCTAATAGGACTATAGATGCAACTTATAAATTAGAAATAAAAGCAGATAGAGATTTTGAGATATGCGAACCAAATTATAACTATGTATGGATATATACAAGTAATGGTGAAACATTTTTTGGTAACTATCTCAGTAATAGAAGTAGACCTAATATAACATGTAATAATAAAAATGCAAATACTTGGTATATGATACATGAAGGTTCTTGTAATATAAATTATTATGTAGATGGAACAGCATATATAGAAGCAGACTTAGATATAAGGTTATATCCTATAGGTCATACCAATTGGTCTGATGATTTTGACCGTATTGATGATGAGATTTTAATTAAATTGAACCCTATCGACCCTATAATATGTAATATAGAGTTTAGTGCAAATGATTTAGATGTTTCAAATCTGTCATATCAACTTCCTGCTGGTTCATTTATCAATGAGTTACCTACTTTAACAAAGTGTGCAACTGGCGCAGTTAAATTTAATGGGTGGTCAGACACACCCTTTAAAGGTGTAAGTCATTTTGATAAAGAACCACACCCAATAATTTCATGTCCTTATAAGACTGTACCTAATTGGTCTCAGGAAGATGTTGGCACACCTACTATTACTTTCTACGCCGTGTGGACAGATACTTATATCAAATTAAATTATTGTAGTAACTATGCTGACCGAGTGAGGAACTATTATATCGATTTGGGTAATTTCTCTATTTATGAATTAGACTCAACGCAAAATATCGTTGTTTTATCAGAATGTAAGCATTATTTTTGGTATAGTGAACAAGGTGTTCCAGATTATGGTGGTGCTTCAGAATCAGCAACACTTATTTTACACAGAGACGGATATGAGCCTACAGGATATTGGGGAACTGAACCAGATGGAGGTATTGTATTTCATGAAAATAAACCATTTACTGGTAAACAGTTAGCAGAATTACTTGGAATTGATATATCAAGTCAAAATGCAGAAATAAATTTATATCCACAATGGAGACCTTTAAATGTGAGGGTATCAAAAACAGATGGAAAGATTTATGCTAATGACTTTATAGTTTCAGATAAAACATACATTGATAAAAAAGCTAACCTTTATGCTCCTGCATTTTTGCAAGGTGAGAAGCTAGAAATTGGTAATAAAGGAATTACTGCCACAGATTTTATCAAAGGTTCTCCATTATTTCCATATAATTACTTTGAACTACAGTAAAAGTATTTTGTGTGAATAAAAACGTAATTAGAGTATTATTGAAATAGACCGAACAGGTCTTATTTTTATGTAAAATTTTAGGGAAGAGAATTGGGATTTGGTTCTCTTCTATTCCCTATTTAATATTAAAACAAAAAAATAGAGTAAAGGGGAGATATTATGGTAGAAAACATTGTACAAAATATTGATTGGCTTGCGCTGCTTACAACTGTATGGACGGTGGTTTTAGTTCCGATTGGAAGAGCAATCTATGAATGGTTGAAATCTAAGAAATTAGATAAATATGCAGATATCTTATACAAAGAAGTTTTGAATGCTGTTAAAGGCGTTCACGAATCAATTGTTAAAGACATCAAAGGAACAGAAGGCTGGGACGAAGAAACAAAAGCATATGTTCGTGAATTAGCAAAAACAAAAGCTATGCAAGCACTTACAACAACTGCATACAAATGTTTAAAAGAAGCAAATAGCGATTTTGAAGAATACTTAGATTCTTTAATTGATGCGGCTTTATTTGATATCAAGAACGGTAAATAAACTACCGTTCTTTTTTAATGAAACAAAAGGAGGTATATATTATGGCATATACAATAATTAATAATTATTTATCATCATCAAAATATTCGATTAAATCACCTTATGGCATGTCGCCAATTGGTATTACTGTGCATAACACAGCTAATGATGCTTCTGCTATTAACGAAGTAAAGTATATGGTTGGTAACAATTCGTCGACATCATACCACGTCGCTATCGACGATGCTAATGTCGTTCTTGCTATTCCTTTTAATCGAAATGCTTGGCACGCTGGTGATGATAATGGTAACGGTAATAGAAAAACAATCGGTATTGAAATTTGTTATTCTAAATCAGGTGGCGTGAAATTTGACAATGCCGAGAAAAATGCAGCCAAATACATTGCTACACTTTTAAAAGAATACGGCTGGACTATTAACAATGTATATAGACACAAAGATTGGTCTGGAAAGAACTGTCCGCACAGAACAATGGCAAACGGATGGGAACGTTTCTTAAACATGATTCAGGCGGAGTTAAACGGCGCTCCTACTCCAGTTCCGACGCCTGCGCCTACTCCTGCAAACCCGACATCAAATAAGGTAAATGTCACATATGCAGTAAGAATCGAAGGTGGACGCGTTCTTCCAGAAGTTAGAAATCTTTCTGACTATGCGGGAATTGAAAACAAAAAGATTACAGATATTGCAATCAAAGTAGATAAGGGTTCTGTGAAATATCAAGTACACGTACTTGGAGGAGGTTGGCTACCGTGGGTTACAGGTTACAATTGGAGTGACCATAATAATGGATACGCAGGCAATGGAAGACCTATTGACGCTATTCGCGTATACTACTCTACTCCGGCGGACTTGGTTAAAAATGGTGGATATCAGGAAGCAAAATATCGCGTATCTCGTATTGGAAGCACGGGATACTACGATTGGCAAATCGATGACGTTGTAAACAAATCAAAAGGTATGGACGGGTATGCCGGAGCGTTCGGCAAGTCAATTGATAAATTCCAAGTACATATCGAATAAATCGACTATCATCAAATGTTAATTGTGTATATTCAAAGTGAGAGCAAGGGTAAATGCGCTGTTTAAATAACAGCAAAAATTTTATAAAAGACAAGTTTTATATTACTTTTCTACTAATAAATACAAAACAAAGAAGGGATGGGTGTACTTGCCAAGATGTTATCAAACTTAGAATACTTAATAAAAACAATTGGTTTACCAGAATCAATTGCTATCGCCGTAATCCTTGTTCTTGTTGCAACCAATTTGATTGGAGAAATTTTAGAATTCAAGGGAAAGATTGTACCTGAATTTATAAAAATGAGAAAATTCTTCTCTCGTAAGAAGCAAGAACGGAATGAAGCTGCAGAAACACTAAGAGACGTAAAGCGATTACTGAATGATGTTAATAACCATTATAGCAGTGATAATATACAGAAACGTAATGGGTGGATGCAATGGGTAAACGATAGAGCTGTTGTATATGATAATTCAATTGTAGAAATATCTAAAAAATTAGATGATGCGGCAAACGCATTAAAAGATAATACGAAAATGACCGAAGAACTTTTTGTCCAAAATAGTAGGGATAGAATTATTGATTTTGCAACTAAGGTCGGAAATCAGGATGTTATGGTGTCCAGAGAAGAATTTAACAGAATTTTTAAGGTTTATAAGAAATATGAAAAATTCCTTAAAGAGCGTGTGCTTACAAACGGAGAAGTTGATATTGCAATTCGTATTATTCGCGAATCTTATGAACAGCATATGAAGAATCATACATTTATCGAAGATTTGCGAGGGTATTAA